AGCCATTTTTTTAGTGGCCTCGTTACCCTCCTTCTCCATGCGCTTATAGGAGGTGCCGACGTCCTGCGCCATTTCGCGCGCTTCTTTTTTAGTCTCGCGAGCGTTCTTGGAGAAGCTGCGCTCGAGCTTTTGGGAGGCCTCGTCGCCGTCCTTCCCTACGTTGTCGAGGGCGTCCCCTAAGTCGTCGACTCCGTCGGCGACGTCACCGAGTCCCCTTTTGACGTCGCTGGTGTCTGTGACCATGTCTAAGCGTGCTCCTGCGACCATTAGCGGCGAGCCTCCACTATTTCATGGAGGGTGCGGACCGAGGTCTGTACCCATAGGGCGAGGATGCGTGGGATCGCGTGGCGCGCGGCCGGAAAAAATACTGAGCCTTTATCGCTCACTCCGTCGAGCTGCGCAGTGACGTTGCGGACCTGTTTGTAACGGTTGCCGAGAGGCGACGTAAACTCCACCGTTCGGACATATTTAGGTCTCCCAAACTCGAGAGCGCGCCAGTCCTCCTTCCCGCTGAGTCCGCCAGGGAGCGGCCGCCCTGTCGTCGCGGAGGTTAGAGTAACGCCTCTATTGCCGACGGTGACTTTAGCTGTTTTCACCAGCACCCTAAACCTCGCCCGCTGAGTACGGCCTCCGGCGATCGACGCGGCCTCGGCGATCTCTTGCTTCCATATAGTCGTTATCACTTCTTTACTCGCCTTGTTTATTGCCCTACGGATCTCCGGCTCCGCCTCTCTGAGAGTGAGGACTAGAAGCCGGATCTCCCTCGAGGTGAGAGCGGAGACGTGCAGCACGTTAGGCCTCTACAAGTACGGGGATGCCTTTGAGGGGAATGGTGACGTCGGTGACTGCGTGAGCTCTGGTTGTTCCACCGACGGATCCAGGCACGATATGGAGCGTCATCGTGAAGGACGGCCCGGAGCCAGATTTTGGCTTGAGCGTTGTCGCTATGTCCGAGCCTTGATTTGCGAATAGGTAGCGTGATAGGGACTCGGCGGAGTCCCAGTCCTGAACGTAGGAGAGCGCGAGGGACCAGTCTGTCGAGGACGCGGGGAAGTTGTCGTCAGGCTTGAGCCCATGAAACATTGTGGACGTTGTGTTTGGGGTTAGGGTTGCCTTGGATGCGGCCGGGGAGTAGTCGTCTCCGTCGATCGTGAGGACCACGTCGTCGAAGTAGAGTGGGGCCGGGGTAATTAGTGCCATGTCGTCGTCTCCTGTTTTCTAGTGTTCTAGTTGTATGGTGGCCTGGGTGGTGATCTCGTATCCCATATGACGCTCCTGGTGGACGATCTTGGTCGCCTTTGACCATGTCAGATTGCCGAAGCTTTGGACTATGTTCAGCACTTCGACTAGGAGATCGTCTAGGGCGTCCTCCGCTTTGACCGGGTCGGTGTGCTCGGATAGGACGATGAGGGCGAGAGTGATTGAGAGGTAGGAGAGAGGCGCGATTGGGGAGGGTTCCAGGTCGCGCTGGGACATGACTAGGGTCGGCTTTGAGAGGACGTTGAGGGAGCGTTCATCGTCTATGAATACCCATTTTTTAGGGAGTGCTGCGCGGATCGCGTCGGCGGCTTCTTTACGGAATGAGCTCATCCTACGACCGGCGTCCCACGTCGAGGCCGAAGCATTTGTTTTATTTGCCAGTCCAGCGGGAAGGGTCTGATCTGGAAGGAGTCGCTACCTATGTCGCCGGAGCCTGCGTCTACTAGGGATCCGTTGTAGACGTTCTTGGCTTGAGCTATCTGTCCGAGCCGGTATCGGAGGGGGACGGCGACACCGTCGGCGAGGACCGGGGCGTATTCGACGACCTGGTCTTTAGCGAGTGTCAGAAGGTCGTATAGGAGAGGGTCGTCCATGGGGCGCGCGTCGATCCATTGGTCGCGCGCTAAGGCGAGGGTCGCCCACTGCGCGGCGGTGTCGTCGGCCACCAGTCGGATCGGGTCGGCTTGTTGTATCCCTGTTGCGCCTGCGTCCCCGGTGTGGTCGATGACAACGGTGAGAGTGTATATGCCGGGCTCGGTGAATACAGTCGTCCCAGGGAAGGTGACTTCTATGTCCTGGTCGTCGAGGGCTCCGGTAAGTGTTGTTATTTCGTCGCCGGAGGGATCGGTGAGAAGTACGACGACGGTGTCTCCGTCGTGGAGGGTGATCGCTTCACCATTTAGGGAAGGGGAGACGATGAGCGCCGCTGCCGGTATGTCGCCGGTGTAGAAGTACGTCATCGTGTCCCCTTCTCTAATTGTGTTTGGTTAGAGTGCGTTGATGATGCGAGCGAGCGCGCTAGCGTCGTCGACGCGGGCCGCGCAGTAGCCGAAGATTGCCTCGTCGGTTCCACCCTTAGCGATGTCGAGAGCGTTCACTCGGATCGGTGAGCCTGGGAGCTCATGCACTTTGATCGCGTCGCGAGCGCCGACTAGGACGTCTCCGGCGTCGAGCGTGGCGCTGGGGATGATGCGGAAACCTTGGAGATCTCCTTCTTCCAGTCCGAGGCTCATGTTCAGAAACTCGAGCGCGTTGTTGGTCTGGATGAGTGCCAGTTCGCGGTAGACGTCGGAGGCGACGATTGCGAACGTGGGGAGCGCGTCGGCGTTCTCGATGACGGCGAGCGCGCCCTCTACAAGTTTCACCAGTGACTCGGCGATCCCGGAGGGTACGGTCCCTACTGCTGTCCCTGTACCGGCCGCGGTGAGTGCGGCGTTGAGGACATACAGGTCCGACTGCTTAGCGTAGGAGTCCACAGCGTAGCCGAGCATCGAGGCGATTACTTCGGTCTGTCCGAAGTCGACGAACTCGCGAGCAATATCCCAGGCTCCGGCGAAGCGTTGGAGCGGTACGATGTACGACTCGGCGACCGGAGCGTTGGAGGGGACGTCGGCTTTGTTCCCGGCCCACTGAGCGACTACAGGCTTGGTGGTGAATCTCCACCCGATGACGCTGGTGGAGGTGAGGTCTGCCGATGCCAGGTTAGGGATGATCTTGCGCTGGTAGCGACGGCCGCTCCACAATTCGCCGACGTATTGGGGGACGATTGTCGCGGTGCCGACTGCGCCGGATCCGGTTATTGCTACGTCCTCGAGTGCTGCCATGAGGCGAGGGTCGCGGGTGCGGTGCGCGTTCGCGATCCGCTGGAATAGGTCGCTGGCTGCGAGATTGGCTGGGGCTGCGGCGGCCCTGCGAGGGGTGCCGAGCGCGGCCGGTACGACTGCCGCGGCTGCGAGGGGGACTGGGGTCATTTCTGGTGCCTCCGATTCTGGGTTGGGTTCTTCGACTAGCTCAATGGGTGTGAGGGTGATCTGTTCTTCTATGGTGACGACACCGTCGACGCTTGTCCGCGTCCTGGTGATTGTGCGGTTATAGACGTTGCCGTCCTCGTCGGTGTATTCGTCCTCCGAGGATTCGGGCTCCGGTGGGAGGTCCGCGGGTGGATCCTCGTCTAGTTCGTCGTCGATACGGTCGACGACCTCGTCAGGGGTGTCCGCTGCCGCTAGTCGCGCGCTGGGAAACGCCCCGGCCGCTACGAACGCCGCTCCGGTAAGAGTCCCTGCGATTGCCTTGCCTGCCTTTATTACCATTCCTTTTACCTCCGCTGATAGGGATTTCGGTTTGCCATTCTTAGCGCCCTCCTCGATTTCGGCGAGAAGCGCGTCGCCTTCTGGGTTCTTGCCGACGGTGAAACTAGCGACGATTCCGGCGCTCGTCTCGGTGGCGGTCAAGAAGCGAGCGACCGGCTCATATTGGTCATGGTCAAGGTTTGCGGAGAGGACGGTCACGTCTCCGGGAATGACAATAATTTCGGGGCCGGGGATTAAGAAGCGGCCGAGGTTGGTCCTGCCGACCTCGCCGAAGGGTAGGAGTAGGCCGCTGACGACTCGGTCCGCTAACGATGCGGTGAGCACTCCTGCTTCTATATAGGCGACAACCATTGTTTAGTCCTCTGTGTAGGGAGCGGTTTGGCCGCCCGGTTGGTCTGGGTTTGGGCTGAACTCGAAGCGGATCCGACGGCCTCGAGCGCAAACGTCATCCATGCTGAGGCGCGCTTCCATGGGCTCCGTCCAGTAGGGGAGCCGGTCGATGAGATCCTTCTCTTTACCTTCTTGTGTTTGGTAGTTTAGGGAGGCCTTTGGGAGTGCTGCGTCGAGTAGTGAGCTTGGTAGGTTTAGGAAGTTAGCGACGTCCAGCTTGACTGCGTTGCGAGCCTCGATCATAAGGTCGGCCGCAGTGTCTCCCTCGAAGCTTACGTCCAGGGCGTAGGGAATGAACATAACGGCGCCGTCGGGGTCTCGACGTGCCTGGGCGACCGCTTTGACATGGGCGAGGACTTCGACCGGGTCCATGCCGTTATCCTCCTTCTCTTTGAGGACGATAGCGGGGGCCGGAGTGCGAGCCCTTCCCGCCCATGATGCTTCGAGGTCGACGGCCGCGCGGATACTTTTAGCGGCGACATTGAGTAAACCCTCGAAGGGTCCAGGGAGGTAGATCACTTGGTCGGAGTCTGCCGGGGACTCTCCGACCATGATGACGTTCTGGTCGTTGACGCTCCACTTGTCTCGGGGGACGCGGACCGCGTCGGTTATCTGTTTGTCCGCGCCACGCTCTACGGCCCAGAGAGAGTCGCCGTGGAAGATCCAGTCGTCGTATGTCTGCGCCATACGATGCCAGAGTGACACGTCGGTATTGGATCTATATAACCATGTCGACTGGGGGCGTACTAGGTCTGGTCCTCGGAGCTCTCGCAGGGGCCGCCCTGCGAGAGCTCCGAGAAGTAGTCCGCGGCCACCTGCTACCGAGGGGACGCTCATAGCTTCGGCGCGAGTAACGGGGACGGCGTCGGTGCCAAATATGTCATTCCAGACGAACTTCTCGAGTTGTCCGTCGGACCATGGTGAGACGATGCCGGTCCGCGCCATAGCGTTAGCGGGGAGGACCGAAGCCGACGTCTCCGCACGTTGCTTCGAGGTGCGGAATAAGTCGAGAAGGCCCATGCCTATAGTGTCCCCCAAACCTCTGTCACTTTACGGCCGCGGCGGGTCGCGCTGTATATGATCGCGTAGCCTTGAGTGTTGCCGCTCGAGACTCGGTGGACGTCGCGTTCATGGATGAGGGAAGCACGCGCGGCCGCGTTGAGGGTCGAGTGACAGGTTGCCCATGCGTCTCCGCACTCGTCGCAGGTGACGACTACCGACTCCGCTGTCTTGTCGAAGTGAATCATCCGACGATAATCCCGGCCGGTTTAGCTGTCGGACTCTTGGAGAAGTATTGGTCCCAGTTGCGGAGAGCTCGGGTCGCTGCGTCTAACGCGGTTATGTCGTCGCCTGGTGTGAGCGTCGTCCATAACCACTGTCCGGCGTCGCCGCGGATCTCTCTCTTGCCTGCTCGAGCGACGGCCTCATTGAGAGAGATCTGGTCGAAGTGGTGGATAGTGCCTCGGTCGAGGTCTCGGAGAAACTGTATGCAACCGGCCGCAGTCTCTCGGTAGGTCTGCATTTTCAGCCTCACTCGAGGCGAGAGCGGAGCACACTCGACGGCGGTCGCCTTCCCTTCCCCGATGTCGTCATAGGCGACGGTCGAGCCTCGATAGGTCTGGGTGAGCTCCTGCATCCTCTTAGGGAGCCATGCGGTCCCTTGTCGGTGCTCCACCACTTCGACGTATGCGGCTCCGGTGCGGTCGCGCCACGCTGCCACGATTGCGGCGACGGATCCACCTGGTTTGATAGCTAAGCCGAAGGCAACTTTGACCGGTTTAGCCTTCTTGGTGGTGAGCTTGCTATGGATCCAGTGCTCCGGCTTGACGGCGGTAACGCCGAAGGTCTCCGGCCACATTGACAGGTACTCGCGCGCCCATTGAGGTTTCGACATGGAGCGGTAGTTCTTGAGCATCTTGTCCATGGTCGTCAGGGTGCCGATGCCAGGGTGAACGGTTTGGAGTAACGCCATAGCTTCGGACTCGATCTCGATGATTTCCCAGGGCGTGTCCTCGGGTGCTGCGTAGTCGAGGATGCCGACGGTGGGATCCTTGTCTCGGCCGCGGGTGAGGTAGTCCCAGAATATGCCGGTCCGCACCTCGCCAGCGGTGCCTGAGAGGATGAGGGCCGCGCCGACCTTGGTGTCTTGTAGAGGGAGGATAGCGGCGAGCAAGTCCTCGCCGTCGGCCGGTAGGATCTCCTGCGCCTCGTCGATCCAGGACACGTCGGCCGCCTCGCCTCGGTATGACGACGCCTCCGGCCGTAACACTATGAAGCTTGAGCCGTTCGCCCATTCGATGCGCTGGTTAGCTGCGCCTCTCAGGATGCGGAAACCTCGGTCCGCGTTCGCTGTAGGGTCGTCGCCGAATAGTGAGAGGTGTCTGGATACGGGTCGCGCCCGGTTCATAGGATCGTCATAGAGGGGAGGGCTGATCTGGTCTAGCCTGTTCGCCCATTCGCGAAACCGACGTGAAGAAGCTACTCCACTCTGAGCGGAGAAGGTGACTTGGTAGCCTGGCCGCAGGTCGCACCGACCGAGAAGGACTAGGAGTATCGACGTAGTTTTGGACGCTCGCCTAGGGCTCTCAATAACGAATGAGTCTAGATCTGAGTTGAGCAAGTCGGCGGTCCTGAGCTGCTGCGGTTTGAGAGTGTCAGGGTTATTAGCAAACCCCATTAGCTCAGCACCCCTGATGAACTCCGTCCGCTTTTGAGGTGATCGGTTTAGCTCCGAGTAGAAAGCCGGAGAGATCCCGGAGTCTCTAACTTTTTCCCACCGGCGGAGAGAGATTTCCCTTCGGAAAGCTAGCGGAGGTACGGACGGAGAATCAAAAACTCGCGTTGTTTCGGGATTTTCGTCGGTTATTTTTACCACGATCTAATATCTTTGGATAGCTTGGTGTTGTTGTTGCGAGCTTTGGCTCCGAGCTTGCCACCGGCGCGCAAGTTGCACTTGACATGGGAGGGTCCACAGTTCTCTACGGTGGTCTGTCCGCCTTGGGAGGCTGGGATGCGGTGCCCGACGTGCCACGCTTGTCCGGCTTGGACAGCGTGACCACAATCGACGCAGGGCAGGGGCAGGCGTGAGGCTATGAGCTCTCGGACCTTGGGAGCCTTGGTCGAGTGCTTCACGCGCTGGTGATGTGTTGTCACAGCAGCCACCGCAGCGCCCTGCGCTCTACCTTGTCGAGCCGGCGGTCGGTCTTTATCAGGTGACGCTCGCCTATCTCGATTGCGCCCTTTAGGGCTGTTAGGGTCTCAGGTTTTAGATTATCGTGGTCTACCAGTTCTCGAAGGTATCGAAGCGTGTCTATCGCGGCGAAGTGCTGCGCCTGAGCTAAGTGGAGTTTCGCCCACTGTCTTTCGTTCATTCTTTGCCTCTCTGGTAGCGCAGTGTCGCCCATAGGACGGCCCATAGGACGATAGCTAGCGTCACGAATAACCAGGGTGGGAGATCTCCGTCGAGCTGGTTACGGGTGAGGGTTTCGGCTGCTACTGGCAGGATTCGCACTCTAGAGCCTCCATAGGGTCGATTGGGACGTGATAATCTTCGGCGCCCTTTTCAGCTTCGAGCTGCGCCATGAGGCCAGGGTAAGGCCGGTGATCGGTCACTTCTGTAGATCCTCTAGGGTGTAGTCGATTAGGGACAGGTGAAGGCGGGTGTGTGTAAGGGATTTCAGGTAGGAAA